TTTATGCTTTTGCGCATGGCTTACCCATGTATTCACTTGCTTTGCACAAGGTTTGTGGGGATTCTTGGTGGCTGGTGCCATTTTGTTTCCCATTGGCATCCTGCATGGCTTTTATCTTTGGATTCGATAGGAAACGTTATGACTGATGCAGACAAAAAATACATGGCCTATGACAAACCAGAAGAGGAGCATCCAGACCCTTATGAATTCCTTGGGCAGCAGATCAAGGGAATTGTTGTGTGGGTAATCTTTGTGGTTGGTGCGTCCATGCTTGTAGCGGCGGTGTTCAAATGAGCATAATTGAACTAGCAAAGCAAGCTGGCATTGAAGATGCACATTTCCATGCGCCGCATCCGGGCGTTATATCGCAACTTGAAGCCTTTGCCAAGTTGGTAGCAGCGCAAGAGCGTGAGGAGTGCGCTAAGTTGTGTGATGACATGGACAGCATTAGCGACTACTACGGGTCACGAGTTGAATTAATTTGCGCAGAAGCAATCAGAGCAAGGGGAACAAAATGACAGGCTATCAAAGCAAAAAGGCAGCAGCGCGGGACAAGTTGGCACAGCCAGTGAAGCAGCCTAAGATTAAATCATGGGTAGAAACGCATCCCCGCAACCGCTGTGCGACGTGTGCTTGTGAGCATTGGCAATTTTGTGTTGAGTTCCGCCCAACTGCTTATGCACAGCCAGCGCAGGAGCCTGTGGCGTATCTTTGTAAATCTGACAAACACGACTTATTTGATTTCCCTACGCCTGATAAGGCTTGCAACAATTGTTTTCCTGTTTACACCACCCCACCAAAACGCCCTTGGGTTGGGTTAACAAAAAAAGAACAACTTGAGATTTTTAGACAACTTATTATTAATCCAGTTAGTGAATATAAGATATTCAAAGCCTACGAAAAAGCATTAAAAGAAAAAAACACATGAAAATTGAAGTAATAAAAGACTATGCCTTGCCTTGTATGCAGGCAGAACACGCACTCAAGGAAGTACACCAATGTATGTTGAGCAATCACTACGATGATGCAATTTACGAATGTACGGTTGCGCTAACGTACATTGCCAGCATCATGGAAGCAATCAAACACATGAAAGAACAAGATAAATGAGGGCAATGACAGAACGAATCAGGCCCATCCTTACCCAGTATGAAGAAGGCTTAACCGCACGACACATAGCGGCATTGCTTGGCGTTCCTGCCGATGCGGTGAAACGATCTATATGCACTATGGCAGACGTTTACATTGACCGATGGACATCACACACCGATGGCGGTATGTACGTTCCTGTTTACGTCAAAGTGGATGTCCCAGAGGATTGTCCTAAACCAAACAATTGACACTCAGCGGTGCGGCGTTTTAAAAGGCCAGGAAGTACACGCCCACCGCCCTTAGTCCACAACATCAATTGTTCTTTGGCACCTTCCCAATCTTGGGCATTTATCTTGCGTTTTAGGGTTGACGTTTGGATACGGCCTGTTCCCAAATTGTAGGCAAAGTCCACAATGGCGTTGCACTTGCGTTCATCTGTCAAAAGGATTGGACAATTGCGTAGCACACCAGGCAAGTAGGTATGGCGCAGTTCGTGAAGCAATAACGCTTCTGCATCAGGCTCTGACATGGGCGCATCTGTCAGGCTAACTTTACGTCCATCAGCGTAATAAGTTGAACCATAACCAATCGTTGCAACATTGGCAGGGCATAAATAGGGCTTGCTTCTAAAGCCCTCAAACCGCTTACATAGTGCAACGGCTATATCTAAGTTCATAGCCCACGCTTGGCAAGAGTACGATCTAAGAACCAGTAATTTAGCGTACCGCTAACCAGCGCAGCAAAGTCGCCACTCATCATCAGTTTAAACACGGCATCAGGATGAGCGCCCATAGTCCAAGCATTCCAGGCAAACCAAACGTGGATAAAACTCCAAAGCAAAAGAATCCAATAGGTAACTACAGGACGCACAGAAGCGGAAAGACTAGCCACCCATCCACCCGCTGCTTTAACCATCTCTGTTTGCTGTTCTATGGCGCTGTTGAAGGCATCCATCACGCCAGCGTCTACCGCTGCTTCCCGTTGAGCACCAATCTCGGCTAATTTCTGTTGTCCGCGCAATGTCTCTAACTGGCATTGTTGCTGAAACATAGCCAGTTCGTGGGTACGTTCGTTCTTTTTGTCTAGCCATTTCAGCACCTCGGGGGCCATACGAAACAGGCCACCAAGCAAAGAACCAATAACACCGCCGCCTAATAATTCAAACATATCAATCCTTTTTCTTGCAAGGTAGTTCGTCCTCATCGTGGGACAGTTTTACGCCAGCCAGCAGGCCGATAAAGCCGCCGATGATGGTTTGGAAGGCGGGGCTTAACAACTTGAATATTTCGCTGTTGTCCACTTCTTTTGACCACAAGCCTATCAAAAAAGCGCCTACCATACCAAGAACAGAAATACACAATGTTGCGCTAACCATCAAGGTAACTGCAAACGTTAATCGTGCTTTGATGTTGTCGTTCATTTGTTTTCCCTCTTGAGTGCTTTTTCGTAACCTTGTATCACTTTTGCGCGTAGCAAAGCGTTGTCTGATGCGCCCGACCATTCCGACAAGGAGTTCCAAATATCTGCGTAGTTTTGGGTACTGCATACATTTTTATCCAGCCAATCCAGCATGGCTACACGGCGCTCCATAGGATCGTGTACCGTCCATGCAATCACATACAAGTCTTGTATTGAACAGCCCTGTACCGGTTTGGGCTTCTCTATTTTCTCTGGCGGGGTTGCCGAAAGGATTAGCCTGTCCTCTGCCGCCGACACTGTTACCAGCATCAAAAAGATTAAGAGAAACAAGCGCATTTAACACAGACTAGCCCTTGTTAATCCAATGCAAAAAGTAACCGGCCACACTACCCAAGGCCGACACAATAGTCATGCCCATCCAGAACCCGCCTTTGCCTTGCGCTGCCATTTCTAGCAAACGATCTATGGAGGCTTCAAGTTTATCAATCTTGTTTGACATTTCATCAAAGCGGCGCTCATAGTTTTGAACGCGCTCCCACAAAACCCCATATTTAATGGGATCAAAAGAATCAGGTGTCATGCTGCTATCCAAGATGTTTTAGATTCATCCCAAGCATACATATTGCCATCATTGGGATAAGTTGTAGGTGGGCTCCATTGGCAAGTCTGCTCATCAAGCAACCAACTTGGAAACGGCTGCGGGGCGTAAAAAGCATCTCGCCCTGCGTCATAAATGTAGCCAATGCCTGCGTAATTCTTACGCAATGGACGACCCTCTGGATGTTGACCACCGTAAGTGTTGTAAGACGTTTGTACCCATCCATCGCCAAACACGCCGGAATCTATTACATCTTGCTCGGCAACAATTACTTGCGTAACAACGCCGTTTTCAACTTTTGCAAAATGACTCATGGTATTTAGAAAGTAATTGAACCAGAAGAAGCCCACTGGTAAATTTTATACCCGCCAGTGTTTGTAAAGGTGGGAGAACCTGTTGTAGAAACAGCATCTTTAAAAGTATTTAAGTAACGAATAATTACCACACCAGAGCCTCCTGCACTTGCAGACCCAGTAGTTGCGTTTTGTTGACCGCCGCCACCACCGTTGCCAGTGTTGCTGCCCCCAGCCGATGGCGCAGAGTTTGTACCGCCATTACCACCCGCTGAATAAGTAACTGACGACCCCGTAATAGAGGATGCCGTACCTGTGCCTCCCGCGCCGCCTGATGTACCTGACGCTCCATTTGTTCCTGATGCAGTAGCGCCACCGCCACCGCCACCAGTTCCTTGGCCTGTAGTGTTATACCCAGCGCCGCCGCTATTTCCTTGTGATGGAGAAGTTGAAGGAGTATTTCCAGCGCCGCCAGTATTTGCTACATCACCAGTGCCGCCGCCACCTCCAGAACCGCCAGCAACACCAGCGCCACTATTACCTGGCGGGGCAAATGGTGATGTTGTAGCAAATCCACCGCCGCCACCACCACTTGATGTAACAGAAGAAAAAACAGAATCATTGCCAGATGTGCCTTTTGTCCCTGCTCCTCCTGTTACATTTAATCCTCCGCTACCACCAGCGCCAACTGTAACGGTAAGAGGAGAACCAGATGTAACAGAAAATCCTGTTGCAGTTCTAAATCCTCCAGCACCGCCACCACCGCCAGCGCGATTACTACTTGAACCACCGCCACCACCGCCTGCACCAGCGACAACAAGGTACTCAACTGTTGGCGTAACACCACCAGCATAATTAGCGAGAAGGGCTTGAATAATGCCACTCATGTTAAATTAATTCCAGAAATAACCCAAATGCCGGTGGACGACAAACCAGATACTTTAATGGCCGTTGCAGTTCCATATTGCGCCAACGTGCGTGTGCCGGTAGTGCCCGTGCCAGAAAGGTACATGGTGTCGGTGGTAATTGCAATGCTGACTGAAGTGGCCGACAAGTTTACAAAAGTAACCGCTGTGCCGATGGGGTACGCAACTGAGGTTGCAGCGGGGATTGTGTAAGTGGCTGCTCCGGCTCCCGAAGCGTGGTAGACGTGTTTGCCAGAATCTGCAAGGACAAGTGTGTAGCTGCCGGTCTGAGCATTTTGCGGAATATTCTTAAATCCAACTTGGTCAGTGCCATCCGCAGTACAGTTACTTAAATTGCCCGAAGTTGGGGTTCCAAGAATTGGAGTTACCAACGTGGGGGACGTAGCAAATACGTTTGCACCTGTGCCTGTTTCATCTGTCAACAATGCCGCAAGATTTGCGCTGCTAGGCGTTCCAAGGAATGTCAACGCGCCGGCAGCCGTTGTGGTAACGCTAGGTGCAACTCCCGCGCCACCGCCAATGACCAAAGCATTTGCCGTCAACGCAGCAGAAGATGCTAGTGTCCCCGCCGCAGAATAATAAAGTACGCCACCAGAAGTGCCAGAAGTTAAACCCGTTCCGCCGTTAGCAACTGCCAAAGTGCCTGCAACAGAAACAGCGCCATTTGTTGCAGTTGCGGGGGTTAACCCTGTGCTTCCAAATGAAATACTTGAAACACTTGTAGGGTTAATTAATTGAAATCGTGTTCCATCATATTCAATTAAAGAAATTTGCCCACTTACAATATCACCCGCAGCCAAAGCAGTTAAGCCTTGTTTTGTTATGCTTTTAGCGCCCAAACTGTTTATGTTAATTGTGGCTGCGCCTGTGTTTGTATTAGCCGCAACAAATGAAAACAAGTTCCCAGCAACGTAAGCAGTAGGGGTGGGCGTTAAAGTGCCGACTAATGTGTCTGTACCTGTTACGGTTGCAAGAGTGGTTGCGCCCGCTTGCAATTGACCATATTGTGCCGCATCAGTTGCCGCAGTACCCGCACCCAATCCTGTTATTTTATATGTCCCCATTGGTATATTTGCAGTGGGGGTAGTTTGCCCATCTTTGGTCAATGCGGTAGTTAGACCAGTCGCCAAATCAGCAGTCAGCAAATTAAATGCTGTGCTAGTAATGGTTGTTCCTGAAACAACGGGTTGGCCCGCTGTGTTGATATTGAAGGTGCCTGTACCGTTGTAGCTCATTTTGTATCCTTATCTATCGTATTGGTCAATGTTTTGCCCAATGATTGAGCCGCCACCAGTTTGCATTTGCGTTGATTTTTGGTTTAAAGCACGAATCAACGCTGCTGCATTTTGTATTTCTGATTGACCTTTTGCGCCGCGCAACAATAGCATTTTAGCTAATTCGTTTCTTGTTGTTTCGGGCATTTGATTGATTACTTGACCAATCCTGTTTTTAACATTTACAGCCTCACCCGCAGCCGCCAATGGGTTGCCAGTTGCTGCATTTGCAACCGCTTTGCCCGCAGACATTGTGGTTGGCATTACGCCCAAATCTTCAGCGCCAGCTATTCTTGAGAAAGTTGCAGAACCTCGACCAACTTGTTCCAATGGCTTTAATCTGGCTTCTTTGGCAACATCTTGAGCAAATTTTTGGTAGTTGTCACCAAATATTTCTTTGAGCCTATTGCTAGTTGAGGGTTCCTTCCACATCTTTAACAATGATGTCTGCCCCGCTTCTGTACCAACTTTGTCTTTTAAAGACTGCAACGCACCTATACGGAAAGCCTCTAATTCGCTTACTGACATATTGCCCATCAAGTCAGACAATGCAATATCGTCTTGCTTCATAGCTGTTCGGCCTTTAACAACAGCATTGCTCAACTGTGATGGGCCAGCGTAGGCATCCAAGGCTTGACGGTAGATTGAGCCACTCTCATTCTTAGGCGATAAGTTTTCAAGTTTCTTTGTTAATGCCACTCGCAAATCGTCATAGGCTCGGCTTGTGTTTGTTGCTTTGCCAAACTCGCCACGGGCTGATTCGCCCATATCATAAAGAGATTGTTTGACAACATCTAAGACTTTTAAAGGGACATCATCGCCCGCTTTCAGCTTAGAAATATCAATCGGCAATTGTCTATTTAATTGCGTTAACAATTTTGCTTTTCCATGCGCAGATTTTGAGGCTTGAATCAATGCTTGCAAAGCAGGGTCAATTTTGACCGATACATTCTCAAGCTGTTGGTATAAAGGAGCAGAAGTGGCCTTTTTAACTGCATCCAATGCTTCTAATGTGGCTGTAAAACCCTTACCTTGAGTGCCTAGAGCCTCATCTGCCGCATTTATAAGGCGTTCGGGTCTAAACATCTGTTGCTCACGAATTCTGCGCTCTACAAGCGTTTTAGCTTGTCCTGGCAGTGAGGCCAACACATCCAACTGGCTCAAAGCACTTGGGCCACCCGCTTGCGCAACGCTGGCATTAGGGTTTAACCCCATTTCACGCTGCACACGATTCACAACAGAATTTAAGCCATCTCCACCGCGCTCTAAGGCTTGCGCCAATTTAACTCGGGCCGCATCTTTGGCACTTTCAGGAATGTAACGCTGTGCAACATTGCTACCTACGTTGTAAACGCCTTGGCCTGCGCCCGATAAACCGCCGCCAGAAGCAGCCGAAATTGCCGCTTTTTTAGCAATATCTTGGGCATATTCTGTGGGGTTTGTTACAGGGTTGATGTCAGAAGCGCCAACAGCAGAAATAGTGCCTTGCTTACCCGCCATTCCTGCAGCCATTGCCATTTTTTCTCCTGCTGACAATACCTCTGCTATTTTACCCGCTTTGCTTGTCATTCCCATAGGGGTAAACAAAAGAGGCAACCCACCAATAGCTTCACTTGCAAATGCGGTTTTAGGGTTAGTCTCCCTAAATTGTTCATTTACCCCTTTGACGTAATCACGGGTATTAGCATAAGCCTCAGATGGATTGGATTCTGTGCCACGTTGCAAAATGTCTAAAGCCGCTGCGCCTGCTCCCGCAATCTTTGGAGCAAAGTTAAAAGTTAGACCTTGAGCCGCTGCCAGCCCCATTTTGCTAGGCATTGACAAATCAGCTTGTCGGCCTTGCATCATTGCAGGGGATTCAACTGTTTTGTCTACTGCGGGCTGAGATGGCGTGGTCTGCGTAATCTTAA